GTTTTTTCAGCATCAATGCCATCAAATGATTTTAAAGTTGTTCTGGTTGTTTTTAGCTCTTCCAGCAACTCACTATTTTTAGATGTCATTTTATCAGTTGCAATTTTTACAGCAGCAGCAACAGCAGCATCCACATCAGATTTTGTAAATCCTACTGGTTTTTTATCATCTTCTCCACCAGCACCACCAGTGCCGCCACCTGCACCTCCATCTCCATTTTCTTCTTCCATGTACACAGTCATATATTTTGTAAACCACATTTTTCTAAGCCTCTATCTCTATTGTTTTTGCAAAAATTTTCACAGTGTTAATAAAAAGCATATCTTTTATTTGTTGTTCCATTGGCAATTCATTAAATTCAACCATACATGGATGCATCTTCCTTTGCTCATTTTTTGTTTCTCCATAAATCCACCCCTCATTCATTTTATGCACAAACCAGTTATTGTGTGAATCTTCAAATTCACAATCAGGATTTAACATCACATATTCAACTCCATCAATAGCAGAATCTTTTTGCCATTTTGGAACAAGTTCCCAATCTAGTTGTGAATTATCACCTATTGATTCACAATAAGCTTTATTTGTTTGGTGGCATATTTTTGCTATTTGTCCTATTGTTAATTTCATAATTGTGCAGTCCTTAATGGTGTCCCAAGAGGATTCAAAGTAACTTCAAATAGTGAAGCTCCCTCTTTAAATCTCCGTGCTTTTTCAATGCTGTTAAAAGAATCAGCTATGAAATCTATTGGCTGGGATCTCATCCACCCCTCATATTTTGTTCTATTTGTCCTTTGCTCGATTTCAAAAATTCCTTTTTCTCTATTTCTTTTTGTTGGCTTCCTTACTGTTCCTCTGTTTGTTATGTTGTCTCCTCTTTTATATTCATCACCAGCCCCAATCGCTGGTCTCTTCGCAGATACAGCAACTCCTTTCATTCTCGGAATTTCTATGCTCCTGCAATTAAAATGAATTCTACCTGGACCCTCTTTATATGGCAAGTCATGCCCAATAGGATTTTTATCAAAATCGTATTCTTTCTGATCTCTAATGCCACAGATATGAGGTGTTGTTCTAATATCTAATGTAGAATTCCAAGCTGTGCTATCAATAATATCTGTGTTGGCATCAAACATATCTTGTCTTGCTATATTTGCAGACGAAAGCATGTATGATCTTGTAAGAGTTTTTACATTCTTACTAGATTTTCCAAGAACACCTTCAATTATTTTCGCAGTTTCATCAATTGTTAATCCTTGAATAAATGAAGCTCTGAGAATACCTGTTACATCTCTTGTTGTTTTTGCGCCCTCCCTTCTGAACCAGTTTGTAAAAGTTCTTCCTTGAAAAGGTTGCCGTTTGGCTTTACTGGCCGCTATCTCAGCAGAAGATAAAGTAACAGTTTCATCTGTAAATTTTGAAAGCGTATCTAAATTCCAATCAGTCTCATTAGCAACAACTAAAACAGAATCAGAATTTGTTTTATCAACAAGAGTGCCACCATAAGTTTCTCTGATGAGATCATCTATTCTTATTTCAGCTTCTGTTCTACCTATGTTGCCTTTTTCAAGAGATCTTACAATTCTGTCTATAACATCATTCATGTCCATAACAATCTGAGAATTCTCAATCGCTTCACCTTCAGCAACTCTATTGACTCTCATAGACCTTCTTATGTAGTCATCAGAGATTGTCATTTTCTTCAGCCTCCTCCTCTTGTTCCTCTATGTCACCATCAGTAGAATCTGTCGTTGGTGAGGAATCTGTTTCTAGCAAAGTTGATTCTTGTCCTTTCGCAATTCTCTCCATCTCCTCTTCATTAGATATCTCAGCGTCAATAATATCAGCTTCACGGAATCTATCCAATAATGTTTCTTGAGATATTGCGCCTTGCATCCAAGATGCAACAAGAGAAGTAACAGCTTGAGGAGACAGTCTAATTTCAGCAAATTCTGTTGATCCTTTAAACTCAACTTCACCACCACTGCCATTCCAATCGATAGCCATTTGCAAAATATCTTTAATTGCTGTTGAAACATGATTGACTAATGTGACCAAATTAACAGCATTGCCAGCCTCCCTCAATGAGATTGTCTCGGCGGATTCTGGAGCCTTCTTGCTAAGACCAATCAATGATGCTCCAAGCTCAGCCGCCTCACCAAACAGATCTTTTATTGTTGTTGCAACATTATTCAAAGCACTTGTGTCAGTCTTTGTATAATATGCCTTTGCACCTTCTGGTGGCAAGACAATAGAAACTGAAGATCCAATAATATTGGGAGCTTGATCCTCATCAATGCCTGATATGATCAATGATGGATTACACGTTAAAAATTGAGCTTGTGACAAATCAGCATCTTTTCTGTATATGGCAACAGCAATATCAGAAACACCAAGAATTGGAAGATTATCTGGATATGGATCATTTCTATTACTGCCAATATTAACAATTGGCAATCTATCTAATGTGTTCCCCTGTAACATCAATGGCATTGGTTCTGCTATGGGTGCACTGTTAAAAAAATGTTGAACAGTTGCTATGAAATTTTCGCCAACATCATCAAAACCAAATGCATACTTTACATGTTTTTCCTGAACAGGTTGATTGACATCTTCATCCTTGGCAGTCTCAAGAAAAACTGCCTTGGTTTGAATAGATTTTCCATGTATAAAATCAACTCTCCAATTTATATTATCCTCTGCTTTATAAGGCGCAATATAAACCGTGTTGTCATCTCTCCTAACATCTAGAACAAGAGACAGTTTTCCAGTCTGTATCACTTCTGAAATACAAAACTCATAAAGTTCTATCAAAGACATGCCATCAGGAGTGGCCTCATCTTCAAGATATGATATTGAATCTGGCAATTCAAAAGTAGGATCATTTTTTGTTGTTATGCCAGTCAGTCCGCGCAATGTATTTGCTGTTATATCTGGAAATCTTGCTCTTTGCAGATAAGACCTATAAGCTGGATTTGGATGCCACCATGGTAAAAATAATCTACTATAGTCTTCTCTATTGGCTGTATGTTGAACAGAAGCAGAGTCACCTTGTGATGGTGACTGTGAAGTGAAAGCCATAGCTGATGGCATTGGCAAATAAACTTCATTGCCTCGCTTTATTGCATTTGATCCTTCAACACAATCTCTTACTTGTCGCCAAGAAAATCTAACTCTGTCATAGTTTCTGTGATGTACTGCTATGTCTTCTGTTCCATTATCAATATCTTCAGGCATCTTCATCCTCTCCAAAAACACTTTCTATAATTTCGTGAGCCAGGTAAACAGCATCCTTATTCATCATACTGGATGTTGTGATCATAAATTTATCATTGGCATCATAACCAGCAATCAATATGTCTTCAAACTCCATATCTTTTGCTTTATCAAGAGTTTCTTGTATGCTCTTTTTATATGGATCAACTAATTTAATTACATTATCAGATTTTTTCATCAGTATTGTCCAATGATAGGTTTTGCTTTTAATCGTTTTTTGACTATCGGGAATTTATAGACAATATAATATCCACCAGCATCAAGAATATGATCTAGTCCTGTGCTTTTATCAGGAACTCCATTATCTGTCCATATTTGTTGTTCTAATGAATTTGTTAAATTTGGACACTTATTTGTATTAACAAAATATCGTCTTTTATTTTCACCATTACAGATCATGGCATTATAACTCATAACCCTATCTTTAATTGGTGGATTTTTCTTTTTCTGAAAAACTCTATACCTAGCAGCCTTCAATTTTGCAATATCAGTTTCTGTTGTATTTGAAGAAGTTCTGTGATCACCAGTAGCATCTGGGTAAACATTTATTGGATTATTAGGATACCTATTCTTCAAAATTTTAATTTGTTCATCTGTATCATACGAATCATGAATCTCATCAACAGCGTGTGGAAGACTATCTCTCAAAACGTGAATCACTGATGCCCCGTGAACGACGTTGAAGTCCATCCCCACCTCAAGAATTTCATTTCCTCTGACCATTTCATCAGTATGATTTAATTTCCTATCAAATTTTGGATAAACAGACTTACCAACAAGGTTTGTAAAAAGCCCTTCGATAAATGCATCAACTAATTCAGCTGGATATGTTCTTCTAAGGTTTTCAATATAATCCGCTGGCAAATTTGGATTCGAGTAAGAAGGCGCTTGGATCTTAACATATCCAACTTGTGGATCTTTTTCCCATCGCTTATACGCGAATTTAAAGCCCTCTGGGGTAGTATAGGCGCTTACCCTATTTAGTTCTAGCCTTATAGCATAATCGCCCTTACCGGTCGCTACGCGCCTGTACTCGCCGTTATCGTCGCGTGCATAGGAGGCAATACTTTTGTCCTCGGGCTCATAATAAATATAGCCCCCATCTTTGATGACTGGCACAGGCTGTCTGTTGCGAGCCACAACTTTATTCCAGACCTCAAAAGCTTTTGTTTCTGGAAGTGTGTCCATTTCATCACAGTGCGCACGGAATGTTTCATATCCAACAATTCTGTCAGAATTGACCATGGACCTCATGATTATTTTATCATCAGTTTCAAGAGTAATAATAAAATCTGATCTATTTATTTTGAAGCCAATTCTTGACTCTTCAAGAAACTCACAAAGATAGGGAATAGTAATTAGCTTTAGAAGATCATAGGTGGGAGCATAGGCACCAACTTTTATTGGCTCAGCACTTGGATAATTTAAATCATTAAAAATAGAAACAGCCATCATTGTTGATTTTCCAGCTCCGTAGCCAGCAACAAATAATGGGTGTTTCGCAGTTTCTAAAATAAATTTTGTCTGTGGAACAGTTAATTCAACTTCATGCATTCTAGGGCCACTTTATATGATAATATCCATATAATTTTGCCCTCAATCTTTATTCCCGATTACATATTGAGAAAATCGAAGAAAAACAGATTCACTACATCTCACATAACCACGATCCAAACCAGTGATGAGATTAGCAGGCAATAAAAATTCCCAAACTTTCCTATTCTGTCTAAACGCAACAATAGGAATCAACCCTTGCTCGGGATATTTCTTAGCCGCTATTATAACCTGATACCACCAAGAAGCAAGGTCTAGTGCCTCCCTTCTTTTAACTTCTATTATAAAATCATCTATTATTATATCAGCGCCTCCTTGCGACTGATTATAATTTCTTTCAGTTTTTATATCCAAATTTGAATATAGCCACTTACAAAACTCAACTTCTCCAGCCTTACCTTTTTTTATTGCATTCAAAGCCATACAAAAAACCTTAATAAAAATTTAATTTATCAAAGTCCATTTCACACTATCTATCTTTATGATTTTCAACAATTGCTTTCTTATAATCATCTATTTCATCATACGGAACAGATACTTTAAAATCCGTGATGATTAACGGAGCACTTCCAAATACAATAGCCTTAAGAGCTGTCGTTAAAAACTCTATTGCATTTTTTCTATCTACTTGTGATTTAAGCTCAGTTTGATATTGAAAAACTCTAGACATTTTCATTTTTCCTTAAAGAATCATTATGTAGATGTTAAATTTCTTTCAAACTCCATTCATTACAAATAGGACATTTCTTCCGCCAATCCTCAACTTTAAATTCCTCATAACAATTTGAACATTCTTTCAAAATTTTTTCTTCGGCATGATCAACAGCCTTTTCTTTTTCAGGAATCTTAACCATGTTTTTCTCCAATCCGAATCAGCAGAGATTATACTTAATCTATTTTTGAAAAGCTAGTTGTCTAAAACATCATCGCAACAAACACCAAAACAATTATCTTTTTTTTACCCATAATTTGTAGGATTTATTCCACCTTTCATAATAAGAACTTTTTGAGTCACAATATACACTATCGCCAAAATCTTTAAAGTGCACCCAACAAATCGTTTCTGAATTTTTAGATCTGACTCTGACATTACATTTTTCAAAAGAATTTATTAGGTCACAAATCTCAGCCTCATTTGCTGATAAAGAAATTATACTTCTGTTATCAACCCAAACAGAAATTTTGTGTTTCTTTTTAATTGCATGATTAACAAAGTGGGAAGCAGTATCAAACATTATTATTCTCCGTGAAGCTCTGTCGCTATTTTATAATAATATGC